TTTGTCTTTTGTGAGAATAGAATATTTAAATTAGCAGGTTCGTCTGTAACTGACTTTGCGATGACAGACATAACAAGAGATATAGGATGTATCAACGGTGATACAATCCAAGAATTTGCAGGTGACTTAATATTCTTAGGTCCTGATGGTTTAAGAACCATTGCAGGTACAGCAAGAATTGGTGACGTGGAATTGGGAACTATAAGTTCTAATGTGCAGTCTATATTTAATGAGAATATAGCTAGTGCATCAGAGTTTGACAGTATAGTCATACCTGATAAGACACAATATAGAATATTCTTTACTAAAAGTGGTACTGTAGATAATCAAACTAAAGGTATCATATGTTCACTTAGAGGACAGAAGTTTGAGTTTGCAGAGATTAGAGGAATAAAACCTGCTAGTACTGACCACTTCGTAGATGATGGAGATGTCCTTGTTTTACATGGTGGATACGCAGATGGTTTTATATATAGGCAAGAAGTAGGCAATACATTTAATGGTGTTAATATAGCAGGTAAATATAGAAGTCCTGACTTAACATTTAATGACCCCGGAATAAGAAAACATATGCAAAGGGTTATTATAAACTATAAGCCTGAAGCAGCAATAGATGCAGACTTATTTTTAAGATATGACTACGAGGATAAAGATGCACCGAGACCTGCAGCATATCCACTAGATTCAGAAGATGTTGTTGCTATATATGGTACGTCAGTTTATGGAGTACCTACATATGGTGGAGCATCACAACCTTTAGTTAGGCAAGCAGTAGAAGGTTCAGGATTTGCTGTTGCTTTAAGAGTTACGGATGGCACAGGAAGTGCACCTTATTCACTTAAAGGTTTTCAATTAGAATATCAACTAGGAGCTAGACGTTAATGGGAGCTACATACACAAGACAGTCCTCGTACACAGATGGAGACGTAATAACTGCTGCTCATACCAATGATGAGTTTAATCAGATATTAGCTGCCTTCGCTGCAGGAACAGGACATACACACGATGGCACTACAGCAGAAGGTGGTCCTGTTACTAGCCTACTAGGTAATACACTTAGCTTTGGCGATGGTTCAACAGATGCTGATATAGTCATTACATTTAATGCAAATGGTAATGATGGTGTAATGAAATGGATGGAAGACGAGGATTATTTTGAATTTAGTGATGACATACTTATTGCTTCTACAGAGAAGTTACAATTCAGAGACACAGCTATATACATCCATTCAAGTACGGATGGACAACTTGACATTGTCGCAGACACAGAAGTACAAATAGCTGCCACTACCATTGACATAAATGGTAATGCTGACGTATCAGGAACACTTACCTATGGCAGTTTATCTGACGGTACAATAACTATTACAGCTTTTGCTGATGAAGATGACATGTCTTCTAATAGTAATACCCTAGTGCCTACACAGCAGTCTGTAAAGGCATACGTAGATGCTACAGTAACTGCTCAAGACTTAGACTTCCAAGCAGACAGTGGTGGTGCGTTAAATATTGACTTAGATAGTGAGACACTTACACTCACAGGTGGTACAGGAATTGACACAAGTGGTAGTGGTAATGCTGTTACCTTTGCAATAGATTCTACTGTAGCTACACTTGCAGGTTCTCAATCACTTACCAACAAAACAATAGATGTAGATAACAACACTGTATCTAACATTGAAGTTGACAATCTTAAATCAGGTGTATTAGATACAGATTTATCTTCTGTATCAAGCAGTGATGATACATTAGCTTCTGCAAAATCTATTAAAACATATGTAGATGCTCAAGTTACTGCACAAGATTTAGACTTTCAGGGTGACTCAGGTGGAGCATTAAGCATTGACCTAGACAGTGAAACCTTAGACATTGCAGGTGGCACAGGTATTGACACAACAGGTTCAGGCAATACACTTACTGTAGCCATTGACAGTACTGTTGCTACACTAACAGGTTCACAGTCGCTTACAAACAAAACTGTTGATGCAGACAATAATACAATATCTAACATTGAGGTAGATAACTTAAAAGCATCTGCTGTTGTACTTGAATCAGAAGGTATTGGCTCTAATGACAATGATACAACTATACCTACTTCAGCGGCTGTTAAAGATTATGTAGATACACAGATTACTGCTGAAGATTTAGATATAACAACAGATAGTGGCACAATAGCTATTGACTTAGACGGTGAGACTTTAACTGTTTCAGGTGGAGAAGGTATAGATACTTCTGCTACAGGAAATGCTATCACTATAGCCGGTGAAGATGCTTCTACTTCTAATAAGGGTGTTGCTTCTTTTAGTTCTGATAACTTTGCTGTATCAAGTGGTGCTGTAACAATTAAAGATGGTGGTGTTGTAACTGCTGAATTAGCTGCTGATGCTGTAACAGGTGATAAGATAGCAGATGATGCTATAAATTCTGAACATTATACAGATGGCTCTATTGACACTGCACACATAGCTGATTCACAAATTACTGTAGCTAAGATGGCTGCTAACTCAGTTGATAGCGACCAATATGTAGATGGTTCTGTTGACAATGAGCATTTAGCAGGTTCTATTGCAGATAGTAAACTTAGTACAATCTCAACAGCTAACAAAATATCACTGACTGCATTGGACATAGATGGTGGTACAGATATAGGTGAAGCAGTTGCCGATGCAGACTTGTTTATTGTTGATAATGGTGCAGGTGGTACAAATAGAAAAGTAACAGCTTCTGCACTTAAAACGTATGCAGGAGGAGCTTCAGCAAGTAAAGGCTTTGCAACAGCTATGGCAATAGCATTATAATCAGATTTTACTTGACAAAAGAAGCGATACCGAGTATAATTATATAAAAGGAAAAAGAAATGGCACAAGACTTTGAAAGAACCCTTACAGCTAATATAGATACTGCTCTTGCAGATATAAGAGCTACATCAAACAGTGATGATGCAATAGTTGGTATAAGGATGGCTAACATACATACATCACAGATAACTGTAGACGTAGCTATTACTGACAATAGTAATAACGTAACAGCTTACCTAATTAAATCTGCACCTATACCTGTAGGTGGTGCATTAGAGTTAATAGATGGTGGTTCAAAAATAATATTACAAACAGGTGATAAACTAAGAGCAAAGTCAAGTGTAACAAATTCACTTGATGTTGTTGTCTCAGCAGTTGATACTATTAGTGAATAGGAGATAGAATGGCATACTTAGGAAATGTAGTACCTGCTAACTTCCAAGCACCACCTGCTGTCGTAAGATTTAATGGTGATGGTTCTGATACAACCTTTGCACTAGGAAGAACAGTAGGTTCAGTACAAGAGATACTTGTAAGTGTTGATGGTGTTGTCCAAGATAGTGCAGCTTACACTGTACCTGATGGCTCAACATTAACATTCTCGGCAGCACCCTCAAGTGGTACAGGCAATATATTTGTATACTTTCTTGAGTTATCAGCAGGAACAATAACACCTACAGCAGAGTTCAAGGGTAACTTTAAGAATGGTGGTATGTTCAGAACTAATGCACAAGCCTTAGATACAAACATAACAATACTAGCCACAGAAAATGCACAGGTAACAGGAACACTTACTGTAAACAGTGGGATTACATTGACTGTCAATAGTGGTGGAAGGTTGGTGGTGACATGAGTACAATCAAAGTAGATACCTATTTAACTCGTGGTGGTGCATCAGAGATAGCCATAGATAAACTAAAGGGTGCATCAAGTGCAGGTTCAATGCTCGTAGTAGGCGAAGGTGGAACTAATACTATTAACTTACAAGGAGGATTAACTAAGGCATGGGCTGATGGCACTAATAGTGCAGGACTTGATAATTCATTTAATATAAGTGGTGGAACAGATAATGGTACAGGTGACTACAGTTATGCACTTTCAATAACTTTAGCTAATGCATTTATAGTTGGAGCAGGTTCTGCAACTGACAATGCAGATAGAAACTTAACATTACATAGTCCAACAACTACATCTTACAGAATAAATGTTTATAATCAAAATGGAAGCGTTGCTGATGTTTCAAATAAATCAATGATTTGTGGAGACCTAGCATGAGTACAGTAATATTAGACACAATCACAGGCAAGTCCACTGCAACAACCATAACCATTGGCTCAACACCTGTCGTTAGTGCAAGTGCAAACTCTATGACTATTAGAGGTGAAGGTTCAGCACAGACAAGTATAC